CCTAGAGTTACCATAAGTGAAAGATAAGATTTAGCAACCTTATCATTCCAAATAACAATATCATCTCCAAGAATACAATATTCTTTAAAAGAGGACATGTTATTCAAACGAGCCGCCATCATCACAAGTATGTGATGAGTAACGGCAAGCATTGCTCATGATGAATAAGCTCCCATTGGCTGACCGACTGAGTATGAGATATACTTTCCTCGGTCAAAGAATGGGATGCTCATCAAAGACGATCATGAATCGGCGACATAGTCTCCGTACATTAATCGTAGAATATCACCTTGAAGTAAAGAGGGTAACCTATCGGTTGCACTCTTTAAATCAAAAGAAAATAAAGTCGGTATCCGACCAGATGAAGATCTTATATTATTAAGAGGCTTCAATTGGTCAAATGTACCGTCAGTTTGAACAGACTTCAGTAGCTCAAAGAGCGACTGATGAAGGGGATAAAGAGCAGCTTGGATTCACCAGTTTGTAATACCGACCGGTCGAGCTTTACCAGCAACGTCATAAATAAAGGCTAAACGCCCCAAATTCATACGTATAGGAAAAGCTAGACTGATCAGGAAATACAACGGTCCTAGGATAATAAGATAGAGCTGTAATCACACAAATAGAATGTAGTTACTATTAAGTAAGTACATCCGAAGAGTGTGGAACAATCTAACCGGGTCATGGATGAATGCAAAAGCATCCTTCCAACATCCTTGAGTAGCAGGGCCAAAATTTGGCCCAGACTTCTCAGAATGATAAGCCCATTTCTTAGATCTTAGGGGGTGTGCCCCCAAGCCTCCTGACGACGACAACCTAAAGAACATTGATATAGATTCCTTTAAGGAATGTAAATCAAAACTCTGCGAAACCCCTGAAAAGGGACTAACTATGGAGTTATAATCTATAACCCCACGGTAAGGCAGAATTCTATAAGTTGAAAGTAAAGTCAAAACACAACCAATTATACCCCTAGAAGATTCGAAATTATCATGCCAATCAAGCATGGCAATTCGGATCTCCATAGGGATAATCTTTGGTAGACCTCTAAAATCAAGAGCAACCCGCGGACCAAAAGAGTCCAACGGAAGCCCATGATTACCTGCTAAAAACTGATGAACAAATAAAGAACAAGCTTTAAGATATTCAAAAGCAAACCTATAATTTCGTCTAGAATAACATCTTTTAAGAAGAATATAGATTCTTTTTGATAGAAGGTTGAAATTTTGTGAGTGAGAAAGAGACATACCCAGTGCTCTGATGGCAAGGCGGGAATAACGATTAAATTCATTTAATCGCATCCACACCTTTCCTTTTACTCTAATAGATTGTTTATTTGCAAAAGCATTTAAATAATTGTTGGAGTAATGACGGAGCCAAGAGGGTCTGTTTCACAAGGGTGCTAACCTCTTAAAACAACACTCCCTATTAGTGGAGTGTACACTTGGTAATTACGTCATAGTAGCCGTCACTACCATTAGCCAGGCTGGGGGGTCTCAATCCCCTTAGACTTGGTCGGTGATCTCTCACGGAGGGTCTGCTTGGAGTCTGCTGGCACAGGGCTTGGAC